AATTCTTTGTAAATTTGTTATGTTATGTACGAGATAACAATTAAAACTTTCTGCCCTAGGTGGCGTTAGAACTCGTACTTCTAGCAAAACCGATGGGCTTTTTTTATTATGTATTATACTACAATAATCCATCCAATCCGTAAATCTTTGCATTTATCTTGTAATGAGTATTGTGTTTTGGATAGCATCTACAAATTACAAAACAACGAATCGCATTGGTGTTATAAATCAAGGGAAAATATGGCCAAAGACCTTGACCTATCAAAGCAAACTATTATAACCATAATAAAAAATCTTGTTGCTAGGGGCCTAGTAATGCAAAATGATGTAACAAGACATCTAAGAGCTACTAATGAGATATTTCCTAAGCTATTAAATGACCATAAAACGCTAGAATACAACAAGAAAGATAATAGCTTTACCATCGGTATAGAAACTTTACCTGATGAGTCAAGAAACTTTACCCAAAGTGGTAAAGAAACTTTACCCTATAATAACATATATATTGATACTAATAATACTAATAAAATATATAAGGATAAAGAAGCTTTTGTTAATACCATAGAATCCCATAAAGATAAACTTGGTAACCAATACCAATCTTTTTTAGACTACTGGACTGAAGCAGATGCTAAAGGCAAGATGAGATACCAAGACCAAAAATTCTTTGACATAGCTAGAAGAGTAGGAACCTGGATTAAGAATAGTAAAAACTTTGAACCTAACACACAAACTAAAATAAAATTAAAATGACACCAAAAGAAAAGGCAGAGGAATTGATAGATAAAATGTTAACAAATGATGGAGATGAACATCATCATTGCACTTATTATGTAGCAAAACAATGTGCATTAATAGCAGTTGATGAAATATTAAGTTTATTATGGTCTGTAAAAACTGATGTAAAATATTTTAGTAAAGTTAAAGAAGAAATAGAAAAATTATAATATGGATGTTATAAACCTTCCTAAAAACCTAGAGATAGAAGAGAATATACTAGGTTCTATCCTACTAGATAAAAATGCTTTGCCTTTTGTAGTAAACTATTTAACAGAAGATATTTTCTACGATTTAAGGCATCAGTTAATATTTAGAACCATTAAGCAGATGTATGATAAGAATATACAAATAGACTTAAGTACTGTGTTCCAAAGACTTATAGACAATAAACATTCAGAAGAGGTAGGTGCCCTATACCTTTCTAAATTAACAAATAACGTAGTATCTACTGCTCACTTAAACACCCACATAGAGGTAGTAATAGAGTTATACAAGCGTAGAAAGTTAGCAACATTGGGCAGATTAATGGAGGTAGCAGCCTATGATGGTGGTGAATCTACTGATGATACCCTAGCTACGTTTGGTAAACAACTTTTAGGATTGCAAGAGTTTGGTAATATATACGAAAAGACTATAGACCAAATTATTTTACAGCTAATTAACAATAGAGATGCTGCCAGAGAGGGGGAGCTGTTAGGCATTAACACAGGTTTTATAGAGCTTAATAACACCCTTTGTGGATGGGTAGACCCTGACTTTGTTATCATAGCTGCTAGACCTGGAATGGGTAAGACTGCCTTTATGCTTTCTAGTATCTATCACATAGCAATCCAAGGAGGCATCGCTACGGCCATTTTTAGCCTCGAAATGAGCTCCAATCAGCTAGTTGAAAGGTTAGAGTCAATTAGCTCAGAACTGCCCTTAAAACGCCTTAGAATGAATTTACTGACAGATAACGAAAAGGCCCACCTTTTACGAACTGACGACAAGATACTTACTTCCCCCATCTACATAGAGGATATGGGCGGTATTAGTGTAACCCAGCTACGAGCCAAAGCAACTATTCTTAAACAGAAGTATGGCATAAAGATTATCTTTATCGATTACCTTCAACTTATGAGTGGTACTGGCAAGTCAAACCAAAACCGAGAGCAAGAGGTATCCTACATTAGTAGGAGCCTAAAAGCACTTGCCAAAGAGTTGGAAGTACCTATTATCGCCCTATCCCAATTATCACGTAGAGTAGAAGAAAGAGGAGATAAGATGCCTCAGTTATCTGACCTTAGAGAATCAGGATCAATAGAACAAGATGCTGATGCTGTGATTATGCTAATGCGACCAGGTTACTACGAACAAACTGAATCAGTAGAGATTGGTGGTAGAGAATATGCACCTAATGATTTAGTAGTTTGTAAGGTGGAGAAAAATAGACATGGAGCTACAAAAAACCTAGCATTAAGATTTTTACCTGAAACAATGACCTTCCAAGATTATGTCCAAGGGCTATAGAAATAGACGAAAGTTTGAGATAGAAGCTGCTAAGGCTATAGATGGTACTTACCAAGCCATTAGACTATTCGCTAAGAGCACTAAGGTTTTAGTAATACATCAAACCGAAGCTTTAAAGAAGGGTTATTTTTTGCTAGAGTATGAGAACGATGGTCAGCCTAGTGGCATATCAGATGAAAGAGTAGAGTTTTTTGCTTTTAACTTAGACCTAAGAGATAGAATAGTTTTTATACGAGCAGAGTTTTTAAGAGTAAAGGCTAGAAGATATTGGAGAATAGGTGAGATAAAAGTAAAGGATAAAATAAAATATGTCAAGATGCCAACTGATGAACTTATTCGCTGGTATTAATGTATATTAATAATATATTGTAATTTTGGTAATGGCATACCAATCAGCAAGTGAATTAACAAAGATGATGTTAGAGTTCTTAAAGGATGGTGGTAACGAAGTATGGAGGAATAATAACCTTGCAGTTAGAGGAAGGGCCTTCATAGGTAGAAAAGGAGTTCCTGACATTATTGGTTACAATAAGAAGTATGGTTACTTTGTATGTTGCGAGATTAAAGCTATTGGAGATAGAATGTCTCAGGATCAGATGTTATTCTTAGAAGAGCTATCAATGGCTGGAGGAACTGCAATGCTTTGTCAACAGGTTAGGGATGAAACAATACAAGTAAAAATCTATAAAGATGGCGAAAACGAAGACTGGAGATTCGAGAAAGGTGAGCTTCGGAAGTAGAAAACGAGGTTCAGCTAAGAAATCATTTAATAAACACGAGGGTAAACCTAAAAAATATAGGGGACAAGGAAGATAATGGCAATAGTATACCAACATAGAAGGAAAGACGATAATTCTGTATTTTATATAGGAATAGGAATTGATATAAAAAGAGCTTACTCTAAAAAAAATAGAAATACTCATTGGCAAAATATTTGTAATAAATATGGATATGAGATTGATATTTTGTTTACAGGCATTAGTTATGAAATGGCTTGTATAATAGAATATGGGTTAATTATTGATTTGGGTAGATTAGATTTAGGTACAGGGAGGCTTGTTAATTTAACAGATGGTGGTAAGGGTTCTGTAAACTTTAAACACTCCAAAAAAACTATAGAAAAAATTAGTGGCAAAAGTGGTTATAAAAGTCATAGGTCTAAAGAAGTTGGCCAATTTGATTTAAAAACAAATGAACTAATTTGCCTATTCGGATCAACTAGGGAGGCTTATAAGCTTACTAGTGTAAATTTTTCAAGCATATCACTATGCTGTAACAATAATGTAAACTATAATCACGCAGGTGGTTATAAATGGAAATATATATAAAACAAAACAAAATGGAAGATTTAGAATTAGAAAACAAGGAATTAAAAGCACCTAAAACAGTGAAGAAAAACAAAGATGTTTTCTCACAGGAAACTTTTGACTTTCTACACCAAGTCTTAATTGACTTTGCAATAGATATGAAACATAGGCCTAAGCTAAAAGAAATATTAGCAGCTACAAAGCCTGAATCAAAGAGCAATAGTATTTAATAAATAAAACAAAAAACAATGGCAGTAACTAAAGAGAAGATTTTCCTAGGAAGGTCTTTCACAATGAAGACAGCATTTGGGGAGTTTAAGAAAGTATCTTTCGGCCCTGATGATTTAAAGAAAATGAATGACTTCGCAGCAACTAATAATGGTTGGGCTAACATTCTTATTAAAAACAAAAAGGATGCTAAACCAGGTGAAGCAGGTTTCTATAT